TTATTCTTCTGCCTCTTCAGAACCGTAATCTACATCCAACAATCTAACCTCAAGCTCCAGGCTCGTCGTGAAGCCGATATTACTTAGAGAATGAGTAACCTTCGTGATTGTCCATGATTGCTCGTCTATGACGCGCTTAAACCCCGACACTTGCACCGGCGTTTCAGGGTAGAGGTCTGCGCGCCCCATCGCCAGTCTGATAGAAAACTCAGCCACCCCACGTTGTAGTTTGTCCCATTTGGCCTGGGCGGCTCGCATGGCCTGCGCTTTGGTAGAAAAAATCGTCGTCAGGGCAAACACGTTGTCATCCTCACCGACCATATACTCACCCTCCCTGGCTTCCGGCGTCTTCACCGTTTTTTTCTTCGTTACCGGTTTGGCTTTGGGGTGCTGTAGCGCGCGTAAATGCTGTTCTTTGGGTTTGCGTTTTAGGGCGATCTTTTGCTTTTGTGGCTTCGGGTCTTTAGTGTGCAACCATTTTGCCGTAACGCCGGTATACGCCCCACGGTCAGCAATCGAAAACTGATGGCGGTCGCCATCGCTGCGGGTGATCGTGACTTGTGGAATAGCCTTTCCACTGGCTGTTAACGCACGACCGGCTTTCAGAAAAAGCAACTTTCCCGCTTTTACCGAAACCTCACCACCGTTTCGCTCGGCGAGCCGTGTCAAAAATTTGGCATCCGATTCCTGTGACTGGTCGATATGCGGAATTTTTATTCCGGCCAGCTCCGGTATAACGCTCGACGTCAGCTTGTTACGTGTCGCTATCGCCGCCACGATTTCGCCGAGCGTCTTATCATGCCAGGACTCCTCACGACGTGAGTTCAGCGTTCCCCGAAAATCCGCGCTGCGGGCGCGAATGGTCACCGTATCCGGCGCGCCATGATGTTCAACCTCATCGACGGTAAAACTTCCCTTACCCATCAACGCAAAACCTTTCCACCCGAGGTAAAGCGTCAGTACGGCACCGCGTAACGGCAGCTCGACCAGCCCGTCAGCATCGTCGAGTTCGATATCGAGCTGGTCGGCATCAAATCCGCGATTGTCGGTCATCGTCAGGCTCATCAACCGGTTACTGATATTGCCGGTAATATCTTTGCTGTCGAGCATCAGCATAAAATCGGGCGTCAGTACGCCACCCGCATTCAGATTCAGCATCAGCTAATCCCCACCATGCCAGCCACTGACGAGGCCATATTTCCCGCCTTGCCAATCAGTGATTTTGCCTGTTCGCCGATATCGCCATAAAGCGACGCAAGGGATTCATCCACGCGGGTGAGCGTCAGCGTAAAATCAATTTTGCGCGCCGTGCCGTCAGCAAAAAACAGGCTTCCTGTCTCGCTGATATTATTAATGACGTACATACCGTAAATCGTGCCGGTGCCATCCAGTAACGGCCAGGCGCGCCCCTGGTCAGCCATCAGGCGGATAGCCGTCATCGTCAGCTTTCCGCCAGTGAGCTCCGGGTAAAGCGTTCCGGCCAGGGTGATTTTTTCCTCACCCGGGCCTAAAAACTGAAACGAATCCCGTTTCCCGACGCGGGAATTTGACGGCCATCGATACTCTGCATCGCGTTGCATCGTCTGGTGTGGCAACGTCTGACGCATAAAAACAAACATACCGAGTGCGAGCATCATGATGACCTCCTTAGCCGTCGTGGTTCATGCTGGCGCGCTGGCGGGCGCGCTTCTCACGCTCAAATTTTTCGAGCGCATCCTGTAGCTGGCGATCGAGCGGCGTGCCGCTGCCGCCCCCCTGAACGTCAATGTGATATTCGTTTTTACTCTGGTCGACATAAGAACGGCCCGCCGGTGCGGTGATGGGTTGATATGCCTGATAGCCGCCGTAAGCGCTGGTTGCCGGGATATAAGTGCCTCCCTGCGTAGCGGCATTGGCTTTCGCGGCGGTCTGGTCAAGCGTGCTGGACTCTTTATTGATAACGCCGAGCTTCTCAAGCACCCAGTCAATACCACTGCGCAGCTTATTAAATGCCGTCAGCGGCAGCGTTAAGGCATCCGCCAGTCGCTGGCCGAACAACACACCGGCATCACGAAAACGGTTTAACGTCTCCTGCGAGGATTTGACCGGCGCGATCAGGTTGTTAAACCAGTCCCACGCGGCTTTAAGCTTTCCTCCCAGCCAGTCAAACATCGGTTTAAGTGGCGCAAACAGGTCAGCTACTGGCGCAAAGGCGGCCCGCAAGCCGTCAATTACACCGCCGAAAAATGCGCTGACAGGTTCCCAGTATTTACGGATGAGCAATGCCCCGGCGACAATGGCGGCCGCGACCGCAACAACCGGCCAGGAAATCGCGCCGATAGCGGTAATGATGCCGCCGGCCACCGTAGTAAATACGGCACCGAGAGCAGTCGCAGCGGCGATGATGGCATTCACGCCTGTTATCACCGGCCAGGCAATCAGCCCAATGGTCCCGATCATACCCACGACACCGATAGCCACGGCGGTAATGACGCCAAGGGTCTGCGCGAGCGCTTTATTACGCTGGATCCACTTATCAAGTTTGAGCACGTAGCCGGTTGCAGTCTGCACCAGTCTGCGTAAAGAGGATTCCTGCTGGTCAAACAGGTCAGTCCCCACGGCCTCATAAGCAGACTGAAATTCTTTAAAGTCGCCGCCGAGGTTATCCTGCATAACCTTAACCAGTTCCTCTGTCTTGCCGTCCGAGGCTTTAAATGCCGCAGTGAGTTGGTCCAGCTTTCCCGATTGCGCTGCGTTCATCAGAACAGCGGCGGCCGAGCTGGCCTCTTCACCGAATATCGTTTTCATGTATTCAGCGCGCTGACCGGTACCCAGCTTATTTTTTTCAAAACTGGCCTGCATTTCCTTCAGGATGGTAAATACAGGGCGGGTATTTCCTTTACTGTCTGCTGTTTTAATCCCGAGCTCTTTAATCGCCGTGTATGCCTGCCCGGTGGGTGCCTGTAGTCGACTTAAAATGGCACGACTCCCCGTCCCTGCCATTGAACCTGTAATTTTCGCATCATGAAGTGCGCCAACCATTGCAGCGGCTTCCTCAATACTGACACCGGCATTTTTCGCCACCGGCGCGGTATAGGTCAGCGCATCACTCAATCCGTCAAAATCTGCGGCGGTTTTATTCATTGTCATCGACAGGACATCACCGATGTGAGAGACCTGATCGTTAGTAAGCTGGAAAGCTGATTTCATCCCCATCAGCAAACCGGCGTTCTCCTCCATCGTCCGACGGTTAGCAAGCGCCATATTCAGCGTGACGGGGGTCGCCGCCTGGATTGCTGCCGCATCGCCGCCCGCTTTCGCGATAATAATCTGAGCCCCGGCCGCATCATCGGCGGAGGCGGCAGTATTGTCGCCCAGCAGCCGGGCCTGTTTTCGCAGCGCTGACATTTCTGCCGAGTCTTTTGCCACACCGAGCACCGCCTGTAACTCAGCGTTTTTCTGCGCAAAATCATAACCGGGCTTCATCAGTGCCACCCCGGCAAGCGTGCCGGTTGTCGCCATACCAATACCGGCAGCCCCCATTGTCGCCGCGTTTCCGGCCAGCGCTTTACCGGCCTGATATCGCTGCTTAACCGCGTTGAGCTTTGCCTGTTGCGCGCTGACGCGCGCCAGTGCCTCGCGCTGGCGATTAAGCTGCGCTGTCGTTTCGCTGATTCGGTTTTTTAGCCCTTTTTCGTCGTTAGCGAGATTGCGGGTATTAATGCCCATGGCACCGAGTTCACGCTGTTGCCGTTTCACTGACTCAGTAAGGCTGTTGTATTTCTTCTGTAACCCTTCCGCAGAACGTTTAGCGGATTCCAGTGCCTGCGCCTGTGCCCGGGTCGGGCGCTCAGTATTTTTAAACTGAGTACCTAACGCCTCTGCCTCTGCTTTGGCTTTCTCAAGCGCATGACCGGTAACGGCGAGCTGCGCGCTGGCCTTGCGAAACCCGTCAATACGGGAGGCCTGACCGTTCAGTTCACGCAGTGATTTTTGAGTGTCCCGGATATCCCCGGACAGCGCTTTGCTCGCTGTCTGGATGGTTTTAAACGGGCGGGTCGCCTGGTCAACAGCCTTGAGTAAAACCTGTAATTTAACGTCGCTACTCATTCGTGTTTCCGCTTCGTTGAATGGCCTTTTCTCGCCAGGTGGTGAGCTCGGTCAGGCTCATGGGATACAACTCTGATGGCGGCCAGTGAAAAATCACCGCGATATCCGCCATCAGGTCATCGACCGACAGGTTTTTCGGGAAATTTAATCCGCCAAATTCGGCGACAAAAAACCGATCACCTTCGTTGCCAGCGCCATCAGGTCGGGCAAATCCATCATCACGACATCCGACTCAGTCAGTGACGGGCTGGTCATACGCGGCAGCACCTTAATCAGGGCGTCGACTTCAGAGCGGGCGACATCGGCCAGGCTGACGCCGCGCAGGGTTCCGGCGTTGGGCTTCATCAGGGTGATGGTTTCGATGACCTGCTCGCCGCGTTTGATGGGGTTTTCCAGGGTGACGATATTTTCTTTGCTCATAAGTTTCTCGCTGTTTACGGATTCGGGGTTAACCGGCCAGCCGTGCTGACCGGGGGAAAATTACAGACCGATATTGCGGCGGTGCTGGTCGAGTCGATCGACGCCGTTCACCTTCTCAATCATGTTGAGGACGTCGATTTCGACCAGCTCTTTACCGTTCATGGTCAGCCTGTAGTACGTGCAGACCAGCGATAATTTGCTGCTGGTATCCTCGCCCTGTTTGCTCTCGCCGTTATCGACTTCCTTCACCTTGAAACGGGTCTCCACTTCAACCGCCACGGTTTCGCCGGTATCGTCCCGCTGGTACGAGCCTGCATAGCGCAGCAGCGTCCCGGTACCGACGGCACCGTAAAGCGACCAGATAGCATCGTCAGGGAAGCCGCCGAGGGAAATTTCCATCGTCAGCGCATCATCGTCGAGGCCGAAATCGACCGGTGCTGAGCCGGACATCCCGCCGCCCCGGTAGTTTTCCAGCTTACGGGTCAGTTTTGGCAGGGTGACGGACTCGATAACGCCGAGATAGCTGACGCCATCCAGAAATGTGTTCAGGAATTTAAGTTTGCGCGGCATTGCCATGGGTTAAGGCTCCTTAATTGCTGTTCACCGATGACACCAGATTCGCCAGGTATTTATCGGTAATACGCTGGCGCAGCGTCAGGTTTTCGAGAGGGGGAACCGGCGTATAGTCGTAATCGATATACAATTTCCCGGCTTTGAGGGTTGCCGCGTCGTTGGCCGCTTCATCAAACCAGCAGATCGCATCGACGATATAGCCCGCCGTTTTCATCTCGCGGAATTTCGCATTGATACCCGCAACGATGTCCCGGATCAGGGTGGCGGTGATGGGCTTGTCGACTGCCCACATGTGACCGGCGGCCATGGTGTCGGCGATAACCTGCGCGGTGCGGGTATAGTTCTCAAACAGGAACAGCGGGTCATCAGAGCAACAGCGGTTGCCCCAGAAGCGGAAACCGTCTTTGCGAATGAGTGTGGTGACGCCAGCCTCGTTCAGCAGGTCGGCATCGGTGCCGGACTCCTGCAAATCCCAGAACACCGACGCGCTGATGCCGGTGACGCCATTCACACCGATGTTTGACAGGGTTTTATGCCAGCCTGTTTCCTGGTCGATTCTGGCGCGCAGGCCCAGCGCGCGGGCGGTCGCCCAGGCGGTTTCGGTCGCGTTCGCCGTGGTATCCCATGCCAGAAAATCCGGCCAGATAACCATCAGCTCGCGCTGGCTGAAATTCTTACGATAAAGCATGGCCTCGGAAAGGGTCTGACAGTTCCAGGCGCTGATATAACCAAAGGCGCGCAGCTTCTGACAAACCGGCACGAGCGCGGTCGCCACTTCGAGGGAGTCGAGGCCCGGCACGCCGAGGATGCGCGGCTTAACGCCGGTGACGGCCTCCGCCGTGAGCAGCGCTTTCAGCCCGGTGTAATTGCCGCTTTCGTCGGTGCCGCCGATGATATTAGAAATGGTCTGTGCTTCGGCATCGTTGCCCGCCCCTTCAGCAACACGAACAACGACAATGACCGGTTTTGACTGGTCGGCAATCGCCTGGAGGGAGGCAGACAGGGTGCCTTTGGTACCCGCTTTCGCAATGGCGCTTTGCACGCTGGTGATCAGGACGGGCTTGTTGAGCGGGAAGGTGGCGGCATCGGCATCGCTGGCCGTGCAGACCATGCCGATAATCGCTGTGGATACGGTGGAAATGACGCGGGTGCCGTCGTTAATCTCGACAACCTGGACGCCGTGATGAAAATCGCTCATCCGTTTAACTCCGTGGTTAAGGGTGAGCATTATTTTCAGTCGTGGGGGAAAGAGTGACGAGTCATCCCCGTTGGGACAGGGGCAGTACAACAGGAATGACCGTCAGAGAGTCAGGCAACGCGGCTCCAGCACATCAGCAGAGTGTGAGCCTCCACCACGCTGAAAGATTTACTCTCGCCGAGGTTATCGGTTTTGCCGCTGACTGAGTGACCGTGACCGGGTACCGTGTATTCGTGGTCATGCTCACCTTCGTCAGAGGTATAGTTTCGCGTCCTGCGGCTGTCATTATCGGAGCCCACAATGTAATTACTGTCCCAGGCCTCGCCTGGCCCCGCCATCCCGCCTTTGTGCTTATGTCCGCCGCCTTTGCCGGTTCTCAGTTTCTGCTCCTTCACCTCAGAGGCTGAGCCGGTTACATCAATCTGCACCGCGGGGAGATTAGCCCGCTGCAGGGTTACGGTATCGCTGCCGCCGTTGGCGCCGACGTTCGAACCGTCCGCTTTTGCCACACGGATGGTTCTGTTCTCACCGGTATACGTCCACGTTGACCACGGGTAGCGTTCATTCGGATCCACATGCTGGCTGTAAAACCGGACCGTGCCGACAGGGTTTTCCGCTTCCCAGAAATCACGAATGGCGGTGCTGACCGCTGATGCAATGGCCTCCCTTGTCTCATTCTCCAGGGTGGAAACAATGTCATCGGCATAATCTTTGGCGTTGTTCCCCGCCCGGCGGACTTCTTCCACCGTCGCCAGAATGACTGACGGGTCTGCAATCATCTGCACATCGGCAGTCTGGCTCACCATCAGCCAGATATTAATCACCTGAAAACGTCCTGAGCCTTCCGCCAGAAGCGGCTTGTAGGATTCGGGCAGGTTCGCCACCGCCAGGCAGATGCCGGTCTCGTCAAAGAGGGCGGCCTCGCGTATCCAGAAGCCCCCGGCCTGCGGCGGCATAATCATTTCGGCGCGGATAACATTTGCCGCCTGGTCGGCGATAACCAGCCGGTTTAACGGTGCGCGGTACTGCTCGTTCATCAGGGCGGTCTGGTCCGGGGACGGCACCGGCAGGACGCCGCCCCCGTCGCCGACGGCCATGTGAGTGATACCCAGGGGGATACCCTTCACCGCCGCAGCGGCCAGACGTTCAGCCCCCTGCGTGGTCAGTATGGCGCTGAATTTTTTACTCATAAGGCAGTCCGTAATAGCGGGCTTCCCCGCCGGAGCGGGGCGGCCTCGTGATTAACTCAGGGGCGCGTAATACACCGGACGCAGGCCCATCTCGGAATTCAACACCTCGATATTGTTGGCAAAGCCAAACTGGAAAATATCGTTCTTACCGCGCACCGGATGCATGCAGCTTGTCGCGCCCGCGTTGTAGTTGACGGTGGACCCTGCCGGGACAATCGCCTTCCCGGTCAGGGACGGCCACACGCCATACAGCTCCAGAAGATTTTTTACCGCTTCCGGCAGCGTGTTCTGCGGCTGAACGAAGGTCCCGCCCCAGGCCGGGTGATAAAACTCGTTGTCAGCCAGCCCGGTGGTCTTTGTCACCGCCCGCACGCTGTTGGGGGTGGTGGCCACATAGTCCGCCGTGGTGGTGTTCCCGGTATGTGTCGGGGTGATAAAGGCCCCGGTCACCGCATGGATGGCGTACCAGCCCGGCACATCAGCGCCATGCGCACTGAACACCGCGGAGGCGGCGAGCGCGGCCTCATTGCCGGTCCCGTAGAGCTGGATTTCGCCACCCACCACACGTGCGCCGTAGGTACGCTCCCAGACGTTTCCGGCAAGGTCGCTGATGCCGTTGTATTTTTTGTCCTGGCGATAAGAGACCGGACCGGAGCCGGTATAAATGCGCGGAGACTGCGAGGACAAATCGCCCGCCTCTTTGCCGTCGATACGGCGTCCGGTCTGGGTCGCATCCAGCGCGGACTTGCCGTACACATCGGCACCCAGGGGACTGTACCGGCTTTTCACTGCCATCGCCTGCATCAGCGCCCACTCGACCGACGTCATGCCGTGCCAGGTGCTGCCCATCGCTTTCAGTAACGGGATAAGAGTGGCGCTGGTTGCGTTACAGGCATTCGCATCCACGTTGGGCAGACTCAGGACCTCGCCGTTCAGCACGCATCCCTGATAGGTTCCGACATACAGGTACGGGATTTCCCTGTCGCCCTGCTTAAAGGCCGGGTGTACGCCGGAAATCCCCAGCGCCGGGTTCAGGCTTTCGATACTCACCTTCGGGATAATATTCACAAAGGTCGGCTGTCCCTTCGGGGTATACAGCACCGTCTGTTTTCCGCCCGAAGCCGCCTCGACGGAGGTCCGCAGCGCATCTTTGACTAAAATCGTGGTCATGGTGGTGTCCTTACTGGTGGTAGCTGAAAAAAGTGTCCAGGTATGCAATACGCTGTCGGGTCCAGTCCATCATCTGGTCCAGACTGGTGATGCTCAGGGAGGGCACATTCGGCCATTTTTCATATTCAGCCTGCATCAGTTCCGGGGTGTAGCGCCCCAGCAGGTCGCGGGCCAGCTCCAGCACGCCGCACTGTGAAAACAGGCCGTTATCCCGCAGCTCGGCATAGCGGGCATTCATTTCCGCCTGGAAGGTGGTACGGACCTTCTTCCAGAAGGTGCGGTTGACCTGCATGGCGAGGCCGTTATCAAACAGATTCAGGTCTGGCGGATAGGCAATCGACGTCCCGGCGTAATGCAGACCAAAGGTGGTATCCAGGTCATAGGGCATGAAAAACCATTTTGTGCCGTCCCAGGTGATAAACGTGGTGTTCTTCTGCACGCAGTCCGGGGCGCAGATAAAGCTGAGGAAGACGTAGAAATCCACCACGTTGTTTTTATCCAGATGCGTACCGGCAGCGGCGGTAAACGCGTCCTGCGCGGACTGCGCGAAGTCCCGCCAGCGGTCGAGGCAGGCAGCCGTTTCCGCCGTGGGTTTCGAAGGTGAGTCCATCACCCAGGTGCCGTTATCCGTGAGCGCCGGGATGTTAATCGCCCCGTCCCAGATAATCATGATTTGCTCCGGGCTGTTTTTGGCGATGTTGTAATCCTTGCGGGACGAGTTGTAGAGAAAATCCCCTATCCCGTAAAACTCACCGTTGATATACAGCACGCAGGCGTACCCCTTCGGGCAGCCGATGGCACCGGTATCGATGGCGCTGGCCCCCAGCTTCCCCACGTAGCTGTTATCAATATCCCGGCGCGGCCAGCCGCTGCGGGTCGCCATCACCTTCTGCCACAGGTTGTAGCAGAGCACATTGCGCAGATGGGTCGAGTCAATCCAGTTCGCCTTGAAAATCCATTTGTCCTTCGGCACCACATCGCCGATTTTCAGGCTGACGCTTTCGGTATGTGCCGCGTCGGCAAACAGCTCAAATTTCATGTTCTTTTTCGGGTATCCCGCCGACGAGGCCCCCTGAACCTTGAAGGACACGTATGCCGTGAACACCTCCCCGTCGACGTCCACCTTTAAGGTGCCGTTAACCGGGTTATCCTTGCTGGTCGGCGCGCCGCTGTCGGAGGTCACGTCCAGGCGAATCAGACCGCGCGGCTCACCGAAGGCAAACACGCCCGGATATTTCGCCTGCGCCTCCCGGTTTCCCGTGCCGGTGCCTGCCGCTGAGGGGTCGAAGCCGTCGAGCGGGAGCAGCTGACGGGCCAGCACCTGGAAGGCATAGAGGTTACTCAGTTGATGACTTTCCACCTCCTCGGGGGTGGCCTCCACCAGAGCCAGCGCCCGCATACCGGACTGAAACGCCAGCATCAGCGCCTGAATCTGGTCTGACTGGCTTTTTTGCGAGGCGGCCATGCTGGTCACCTGCGCGGCCATCTCATCGAGACCGAGCTGCATCAGGGCGGCCGTCAGCGACTGGAGACCGGACTGCAACGCGGTCAGGCCATTCAGCGCCGCGCCGGTGTCCTGCTCCAGTTGCTGGCGCAGGGACGTAATCGCCTGCTGACTTGCCAGCGCATTCAGCCGGTTCGCCTGGCCGTTGCGCTTCTGGTAATAGATAAAGGCCAGCAGTTGCCCCTCACTGTCAGGCACCACCACGCGAAAGAGTTTCCCCTCCGGCGTACCGGCAAGCCCCGCAAGGGTGCCGTCCGGGTCATCCTGGGTCATGAAGAAGGTGTAATCCCGGTAGTCCTGCAGCGACTCAACGGCGGTTTTTAAATAGCGGGTACGGTTCGCCAGCTGCCGGGCCTGTTTGTTTGACGGGCCATAAATCCCGCCCTCCACCCGGTCTTCACGCGCCAGCAGGTAAACCTCATCTTCCCATTTCGTCTGTTCGTTAATTGCACTCATGTTATTCTCCTGCGTAAACGCCACGGCCATCGTGAAAAGTGCGCCCGTCATAGCGATGAGGGTCTTCCCCGCGCTGATTTTCGGTATAGGTGACCGACCCGGAATGGAACCCGCCGCCGTCGTAACGGGCGGCCTCATCCGGCGTATATTCCGGCGGATACACGCTGATAACCTCCCCGCCGCACGAAGCCGCGCCGGTATACACCGGACCGGTGGTCCCCGCTGACAGTGACAGGCGGGCAATATGGCGGCTGACCGGTCGCGCATCGCCAATAATCCGTTCCAGCTCCTTAATCATCGTCTCGGTAATACCGATATCATTCAGGTCAATCTCAAGGCGGAATGTCCCGGCGGGGTCGGCCACCTCCCACCACTCCTGTAACGTCATGCTGTAGCCGAGGTTTTCAATCACCCGGCGAACCGCCGCCACCGTCCCCTTACGTTGGTGGATCCAGAACGCATCGCTGACCGCCTGGCGCTTTTCCCTCTCTGACCAGGTTTCCTCCCAGCGGTCGACGGAAAACGCCCACGCCAGATACGGCAGGAACCTCACCGGGCATTTCCACGGATCCCACAGGTCACGCAAGGGGACATTCAGGTCACTGATGACGGCACACGCGGCGGCAGCGCGCTGTTCCAGCTGTGATGACCCGGTCGCCATCAGTGAATTACTCATCCGAGCCCCCAATCACCACGCGGGTGTCGGTGCAGTACGCGGCCTGAGTTTTATCGAGCACCACATCCGCCCGTGGCTGAAGCAGCTCAACGCGCTGGACACCCTGCACATGCAGTGCGGCGTATATCGCTGACATCCGGATGTCACGACCGAGGCGGCGCTGCTCAGTGATATAGGCAGTTAACTGTGTTCTGGCGGCGGCCAGAATGGGCTCAGTCGCCGGACCTGGGTACACGTACAGCACGGCGTCGACCGCATAAGGGATAATCTCAGCCGAGACGACTGTCAGACGGTCACCGACCGGGCGTACCGTCTCATCATTCAGCGCCGTACTGACGGCCAGCAGCAAATCATTCGATGCCGTGCCGTCACCTTCCCGCGACAACACCGCGACAGTGACTTCTGCGGGGGCGGGACTGTTCGCCGAGGCATCCGCCACACGACCATCGGCGCTCATGGCGTGAAATTCATAGGCACCGGCTGGCCCGGCAACGCTCATGCCTTCAAAGGCCGCCGGGATGCGCTGACGTAAATCGCTGTCGGACTCCATGACCGCCGCCACCGGCGGGATTTGGGTGTCGTCTGCGGCGGTGATGACCAGGCGCTCAACGTTATTATTTGCCGCAAGCTGGTCGAGGTCGTTTTTAATGGCATAGGCCACCATGCCGGCCTGTGCCGCCTCGTTAATACGCTGGCGTAAAATCACCTCCCGGTAGGCATTCTCTTCCAGATATTTCACCAGTGGCTCTGACTCCAGCGTCAGCGCTCTGGCGACCGCCTCCTGCTCATCCTCCGGGTAGAGCGAAACCAGCGTAGCCTTACGCTCTGCGAGGATGGTTTCAAAATCCAGCGTTTCCACCACATCTGGCGCGGGGAGCTGGCTCAGGTCGATAACTGCCATAGATTCAACTCACAGGAATGGTTAAGGAAAGGCTCTCGCCGGTATCGGTGATTTGTCCGGTCACCTCGACGCCCATCTGCCCGTCAAACTGGCGCGCGGTAGTGATACCGGTCAGCCTGACACGAGGCTCCCATTTGAGGATCGCCATGTAGCACGCCGCCATAATTTGCAGCTCAAGCGCCGGGGTCTGGGGCTGGTCAATCATCTGCGACAACAGCGAGCCGTACTCACGACGCATGACGCGGGAACCAACGGGCGTGCGCAGAATATCCCCGATGCTCTGGCTGATATGGTCCACGTCTGCAATGCGCTCGCCGGTCGCGCGGTTCATACCAAGGTAACGGGCGGTCATCGGGTCCCCTCCGTCCATTCATCGCCGCGCCTGATGCCGCCGTGACCGTGTTTATCCACCTGAACACCATTGGAAGTGAAAGCACCGCCGCTGTGCTCGATATCGCCGGACATCTTTCCGCCCTGCTTCACCTCGAGTGTGCCGGTCGTCAGCTTGTTGGTGCAGACCACCTCCGGCGTATCGAGGGTGACGCGGGTGGAGGCTTTGACCAGCACCACCGGCACGCTGACGGCAACCGAACCGGATGCGGTCACATCGGCCGTTTTAATGCCGGTGACGGTCAGCGCGCCGGTTTCCGGCTCATAACTCATGACAGCACCGTCGGGAAACTCAACGTGCCAGGCATCCGCCGAGGCCGAGGGTGCGGGGTTGTCGTCGGAATAAATGCCCGGCAGCACAAAGGCAGTGTCGAGTTCACCGCCCACGGCCAGAATCATCACCTGTTCACCAACAGAGGGGGCCCACCAGGTGCGCGAGCGCCCGGCGCGGTGGGTTAACCACTGGAGCCAGTCGGTATAAATGCCGCCGGTCTGCACGCGACAGCGCCCGGCGTCGAGGTCAGTTTCGACGACGATGCCGGTGCGAACTATGTTGCGAACTAAACGCAAAATCTCATTGAGTTGACTAATCATGTTGGCATAATAAAAGTAATAGATAGTGAAAAGTACTTAACACTGTTTTGTTACGCACCACACAACCCAACAAGAAGGGAAAAGCATGGATACTAATTTTTTTAGTCATGAGCAAACCACTAGCGCAATTAATAAATTTTTAAATGAATTAGAAAAATATGGTAGTGAGACTAACTTTCAGAAAGATAGAAACAATCTTACAGAATCAATTTTAAAAAACTTCATTGGCAACCCAACATTTTGGCTTGAAAGCTCAACCTATAACACAAAAAATAGCGGGGGCTATCTTTTGGAAGCCTTGGGCGACCGCCCCATCAATGATGAGAATATCAACCTAGTGTTTTCCATATGTTACGAATTTATTCTTGAAGCTTATATTTTATCAAATCAAATAGAAGAAACTTTCAGTCTATCAAAGAGAGTTAAAGACTTTGGAATATATAGACACAGTGAATTTGACGAAAAAAGCAAAATACTTATAGACTTCACCCTTAGGGAAATGCCTATAAGGATGCTGAAAACCTTCATTAACAGCAACGAGATTCAACCCTATAAAAACATAACAACCAATCTAAAGGACGCAAAAGAATTTAATAATAGCTGGCAGAGTGACTTTAACTCAAAAAAAGATGCGGTAGATAGAATTAAAGGTGAGCTAGACAAATATTACACCAGTGCCAATTTCACATTACTACACGAAGGATTTAACAATCTTAGCAATAAAAAAAATAGAGATATATTCTGGACCAGAACCTTGCTGTTTATACTATCACTACTAATTCTCACACCTCTTATTTACGAGATTTACTATACTCATACTTCAGCCGAGCCCATTAACTTAACAGCAGCATTACCATCTTTAATTCCAGTTATGTCGATCACAATAATATTTATTTATTTTTTCAGGGTGGCCTTATCAAACTACAATTCACTGCGCGCACAAATCATACAACTTGAATTAAGAAAGAGTTTAATCCAATTCATTCAGGACTATCCCAAACATGCAAAAGAAATTAGCAACGGAAACCCTGACACATTAAAGAAATTTGAAGACATTATCTTTTCAAATATTATGACTAGCGATGACAGAATACCACCAACCTTTGATGGAGTAGAACAAATAGCGAACCTCATCAAAACCATAAAAGCATCCTAATCAAATGCAAAAGCATTCATTTAAATAAAAATGAATGCTCAACCCCTTAGCTATGAAAATTTATATAACCAACCACTCTGGCCTCAATGAATTCTCTATCATAAACCGAGATACCCAATAATCTACGTGATGGATAATCCACAAAATTACTATTCCTAGTCGGTGCATCCTTCAGCCCGAGCTGATGCACACGGGCGATACGCTGCACTTTCCCGGTAAATTCCACAACCGCAGCGCTGTCGTTGCCGCTCGCTTTCATATAGCGGTTGGTACGCAGTTTCACGAACATCTCGCGCTTAATCCGGCCTTTCTTTGCCCTGACGGGCTGGCGCTTACGCGGGGCAAAGGGCGAACCGTCCGGCGCTTTCTGCGATTTAATGCGCTGCTGTTGCCGCTGGCGCAGTTTCTTCGCAATGTCGGCGGTCATCCGACGCCGCCCGGCAGGGGAAAGCGCCGCTATCAACCCGGCGAGCTTGTCCTCAAAGGGTTTGAAGTCATTCATCCCATTTACTCACCCGTTCGCCATTACTCCACATCTCGACAGGCCGCGTCACCGGCCCCGGCGGTGGCGGCTCCGGGATGTTCTCAACATGCAGCGCGCCGTCGGCCTCTTTGACCAGCGTGCGCTCGGTCAGCAACAGGCTGATGCTGACATCGAGGCTGCTGTCATTATTGATATCGGCATACCAGACAAAGCCCTTTTTTCTCCCTTCCTCGGTTGTCATGATGTCCGGCTGATTGACGCGCAGCCAGGCCATAACCGGCACAAACAGCAGGTCAATATCGTCGGTAAAATCCGTGACCACGACGTTGAGCGTGTACCGCTTTTCAAATGACAGTGAGCGCGCCAGCGTCGCCGTGTTGTTCCCGTTATCGATAAAGATGCGCAGCATATCGGGGTTGGTACGCAGTGCCGGCACCGCATCAGTTAAGGCTTTTCGCAGACTGTTGGGCTTTTGCATCGGTTTCATCCTGGCATTGTTTAACCGTATCGACCTGGATTGCGCAGCTTTTCAGGGCGTTTTCGAGCTGGCGTATATCCGCACTCAGGTCGCCATTACTCAGCGGGTCGCTGCCAGGCATCGGGCAGGGGCTGACCTTCGGGCAGGCGTTGTAAACAATCACCGGCGGCGGCGTTGGTGCAGGCGGCGCGCTGGTGCAACCGGCGCACAGCATCAGGTAAATCAGCGCGATACCAGCGGCGAAACACGTCATTTTCATTGAGTAACCTCGTGATAGTTTGTTCACGCCTGAAAGCCAGCAGGTTAGCCGCCGTGAGCTTATCCCTCATGGCGACCTGCGCCCGCTCTTTGCGCTGCGACTGCTCTGCGGCAACGTTGAGCTGATTTTTCAGCATGGTGATTGTCGTTTTGTGTTCACTGGCGACCCGGTTCGCACGCTCAAATGAGGTGCGCAGATTGCTGTTATCGTGGCGCATCCACAACAGACCCGCACAGGCCAGCGCCAGCAGGATAATAACTATTTTCATGCGGATACCCCTCCGGCCCTGCGCCACACGGCGACCAGTTTGTCGAGGCTGTGCTCACGCTGACCATACCCCGCGCCCGGCAATGATGCCCAGATGTTGCGACAGCGGGAAATGGCGCGTTCAATGCGCCCCTGTTGCAGGTCTTCCAGCGCGCCGCGCTCACGAATCAGCTGAATAGCGAGCCTGTCCTGTGATGCCGGGCTGAAATCCGGCAAAGCAAGCTGCTTTTTATAATGCGGCCAGAACAGGTAAAGCTGCTGGTAACGCCCGGATGCCGTGGATTTTTCCCCGCGACGATTAAAGACCTTCGCCGGGCGCCCACCGGCAAATGGATGTTCACGATAATCGGTAAAAATCTCTGGCCTGCCATCGAAGCCGGTGACAATGACATCGTACCCATTGTTTCTGGTCAGCGGGTGCGTCGCCGTCCCCTCTGAAAACGCCAGCGTGTCGAGGAATGCCGCGACGTTGGGGTGTGTCTTAATGACCGCCATCGCTTTCCCCTTTTTTAATCCTGCGCTGGATCGCAATCTCCACCGCCTGATAACCGGCGATACCCAGCATGGAGCCAAATCCGCACACGGCGGCGGGCGGCAGGTCGGGAAACTGCACCAGGGCCACCCCGGCCACCATTGAGACAAAGCCGCCCAGCAACATGCGACCAATAAAAAGCCGGGCGGTGATGGGCTCGCCACCGGCCAGCACTTTACCGACGACAATCAGCACGCCGATAACAAAGAGGGACAGGACGCTTTTTTCACCTTCCGTCATGTGTTTACTCCCAGAGATTAATTGTTTCAGTTACGGGGGATGACTGGACGTCGGGCAATTCGACCACCGTGCCATGTGGCAGCACAGCGCCGAGTTCGGCCAGCCCCGGATTGGCGGCCAACACCGACTCGAAGACCCCCTCAGTACGCCCGTAATAGCGGGCGCAAATCATGTCGAGCGTGTCGCCCTGTTGCGCGATGGCCTGCATCAGATTTGGCTCACGATGCAGCGGGGTTTGTCCTGGACGCGTGATACGGCCCAGCGCATGTCCCGCCACAGCTCGTCGACCGTGGTGTCGATACTGTCTGCCTTTTTATCGCCTCTGGCGCTGGCATCCACGCCGCGATAACGCTCGTAGAGCGTGGCGGTCGCCATCGAAGTTATGGCGCGCAGGTAATAGAAAATGCGCACGCTCTCGCCGTCGAGGTCGTCAGCCGGTACGTCGGCCAGCTTGCTAAAACCCCAGGCAATCTGCTGTTCCCGCCACAAAAACAGCTCGGCATTGGTTTCGGCGATGCCGGTTTTGATGGCCTCACGCAGCCGGGCCGGGGCAACAGTCTGCTCAAGACGCATCCCTTCACGCACGCGTTTCGGGTCGATGTCAGGAAAGAAAAAGGTATTTTTAACCACCGGCTCATCGCTGGCAGGCGGCGGGATAACCACCATGCCCCCCAACTGCGGCTCATCGTTCTTTTTAATAATCAGCGTCGTCATGACTACCTCTGAATAGGTGGGCGGTGGACGCCGGTCTCAGGTCGGGTAAAACACCCTCATCGACCGGCGTGCCGCCCTGGCGCGGGGCGCATTCTGTTAACCGGGATTCTTTTTCGGTCGGCCACGTTTAGCCGGTGCCGTGGTTTTCACGGCGCGAGGCGCTCTTACCGGGGCTTTAACGACCGTTGCCGGTTTGGGCTTCAGCTCACGCTCAAGCCGTTCAATGTCTTTTTTAACGCCTGCCTGACAATCGAGCTGCATCGCGCGTTTGAGGTGAGCCAGCGCGTCGGCGGGCTGTTTGTTATCCCGCAACACCTGGCCGGCGATTTTGTGCAGTTTTGCGCGCACTTCGTCCGGCATATCGGCGGCGGCGGTCAACGCCAGCGTGTCGAGCAACTGGCTGATGACGACAGGTTCACCGGCGGCATGGGCGCGCATAGCGGCGAGCGCCACCTCTTCGGTAAACATGTACTGCGGCGGGCGGCGGTGTTTGCCAGGCATGGTCAGACCGTACTTAAACGCGTAGCGGGCAATATCCATCGCGCCGCCGATATCGCCGACATCAAGACGCCATAGCATGACGGTCATCACGATGTCATCCTGCGCGCCTTTGCCCTGTTCCAGCACGCCACTGATCCACGGCAGATAGAACGGTAGCAACTCGCGCTTTTTCCTGGCTTTCAGCTCTTTACCAAAGATGGCTTTTAACGTGCGTTGGTCTGCGGCCAGCTTAACCAGCATCTGCTCGTAGGCAGTGGCATGCCGCAGCGGGTTATTTTCCCGCTGCGCGGTTTCAATGGCCGAGACCCGCATCATGTGACGCTGTGCGGGGCTCGTCATCGGTTAGCCCTCCGGTTGCGCAGCAGAGAAATCGCCCAGCTTGATATTTTCGATGAAGCACCCGGCAGCGTAGGTTTCGACCACGTAATCGATGTTCATTGATTCGTAGTTTTCCACCTGGTCGAGTCTCGGGTTTTCGATGATGGAGCGGCGGTGGCTTTCGTCCATGAAATAGATGGACAGGTTATCCAGGCGCGTCACCATAATCGCGTTCGGCGGGAAATACGGCACACGCACGGCAGGCAGGTTGCCGATACGTTTCTGGCTGATGATGATGTCAGCCGCGAGCGCTTCGCTGTTCGGCTGGTCTTTGTTGACGATAGGGAAATATTTGTCGGCCAGCAGTTTACGCCCCACAATCGCGACAAGCTCCGAATCCTCCTGATAAATCTCATCAATCAGGTTGTCGGTGGCATCCATGACCAGCGCATCAAGGTTAACGTAATCGCCGTTTTTACCGACGCGGATAACAGCGGAAACCACTTTCCCTTCCTCGTCGACGATTTTGCTCATCACGCGGGTCGGCGCTTCATTGCGGTATTTCTGCGGCCAGCCCACGGCGACATCCTGCAACATCGGATGGGCTTTGCGGTCAGAGGTTTCGGCACGCTCAACGCCGTTGAACCCGGCCATGATGAAATCAAGCGCCTGTCGCTGGATGATGGCATCGCGAATACGGCGCTGGAAGTCCTGGAAGCGCGCCCACAAATCCAGCTTTTTATATTTGAAATGGAAGTCAAAGTTGACCTGATCGCATTCGTACTTTCTGGACTCCAGCGCGGTAAAGTCGGCGGTTTTACGCTCCTTGCCGCTGTTGGTGTCGGTGGTGCTGGCGATGGTGCCATTGACGCCGACGCCAATTTTTTCCCCCTTCAGCTCATCCACCGGCACGATATTAATTTTCTGCAAAAAGGCCGAGGACATCTGCACGGTGTTCATCATGGTTTGCGTGACGGACGGCTCGACGGAGAATTTTTTACTCACATCGTCCGGGTCAATGCCGTTCAGCTCGGCAACGCGGGACAGATAGCCATTGAATTTAAAACGGGTTTCCTGACGCATAGTCTTTCCTGTTGGGTTAAATCGGGTTGTCTGACCGGGCTGGTCTGTCGCCCGGCGATAAATTCACGACCGTTTAGCAGTCGGTCAGCAGCTCATCGCCACCGCCACCGGTGGAGAGCTTGCGACGTGGCTGCGTGGTGCTTTCGGTGTTATCCAGCGACGTTTTTAACTGGCTGAATGCCTGGCGGGTCTGGTCGGCTTTACTGGTGACGTCCTGTTTCAGTGTCGCAAAGGCATTTTCCAGTTCGGCAAGACGTTGCCCGGTAGCGGTGAGGTTTTCCTGCACATGCTCACTGACGGTCGTCACGGCTTCATGCACATCCTGAAAACGGGCATCATCACTGGCTTGTTTGCGGCTGAAAATCGTCTTCACCTTGTCGCTCAGGGCGGTAAAGACATTTTCCGGCAGGTCTTCGAACTCCAGCTCGGCGAGGGTGGCAACAGAAATCAGGTTGCCCGGTGCGGCTTTGAAGCGGTTAAGGGGGTTGAATTTGGCCCCCCGGCAAAATTCGAGGTATTCAGTGCCGAGGCTGGCCGGGTCATCGGTCACGGCGAGGCCGACCAGGTAGCATTTGCCGCTATTGGCAAAATTCGGCTGGATTTCCATGGAGGTGTAAACCTTCTGCAATTTTTTATTCATTGCGATCAGGTCATCGGTCGGGGTGATTTTAGCGAACAGCGCCAGCTTGCCTTTCAGTACCGAGTCGTCGTCAATTTTTTCAGACTTCAGCTCAACCACATCGCCGTAACGGCTGAACGGACCCTCAGGCAGGATGCCTTTCAGGTGTTCGAGGTTAATGCGGCAACCGTAGACGCGGGGGTCAAAGGTCTCAGCCATTTCCTGAATATCCGTCGCGCTGATAACGCGGCCGTCACAGGTATCGCCTTCGACGCCGATGCGAAACCATTTTGAAACTTTTTTTGCCATTGTCAGGAGTCCTGATGTCGGGTTAACGGGTCGGGGCTAGTTTCCCGACGTCGCCACTCTCCCGCCATCAGTCCCGGATGGCTTATCCCTCACACAACAGCACCTTAGCGATTCACATCCCCCGTTTCTTTAGCCTTGCCCTGTATCAATCACGGCGAGGCATCCATGACCATCACCACCGACACCACTTTGTTAAACGACCCGCGACGCCAGGCGGCCTTGCTGTACTGGCAGGGATTCTCCGTGCCGCAGATTGCCGACATGTTGCAGACCAAACGCCCCACGGTGCAAAGCTGGAAACAGCGCGACCACTGGGAGGACACGGCACCACTGAACCGGGTCGAAAGCACCCTGGAGGCCCGGCTGATTCAGCTTTATGCGAAACCCAGCCTGACGCCCCATGATTTCAAGGTCGCCGATTTTCTGGCCCGGCAGATGGAGCGCTTCGCGCGGATTAACCGCTATGGCCAGACCGGAAACGAGGCTGACCTGAATCCCCGCGTGGCCAACCGCAACAAAGGTGAACGTAAAAAGCCGACAAAGAACTTTTTCAGCGACGAGGCTATCGAAAAACTGGAAGAGATTTTTTTCGCGGAGTCTTTCGAATATCAGCTCCGCTGGCACCGCGCGGGGCTTGAGCACCGCATTCGCGACATCCTGAAATCACGCCAGATTGGGGCGACGTTCTACTTTTCCCGCGAGGCGCTGCTGCACGCGCTGAAAACCGGCCATAACCAGATTTTTCTGTCGGCGAGTAAAACGCAGGCGTATGTATTCCGCGAGTACATCATCCAGTTTGCCCGCCGGGTTGATGTTGAGCTGACCGGCGACCCGATTGTTATCGGCAACAACGGCGCAAAACTGATTTTTCTCGGCACCAACTCAAACACCGCGCAGAGTCATAACGGCGACCTGTATGTCGATGAAATTTTCTGGATCCCCAACTTCCAGAAACTGCGCAAAGTATCGTCGGGCATGGCCTCACAAAGCCACCTGCGTAGCACCTATTTTTCAACACCGTCCACCCTGGCGCACGGCGCTTACCCGTTCTGGTCCGGGGAATTATTTAACCGTGGCCGCGCCCGCGTCAGTGAACGCGTCGACATCGATATCAGTCATGATGCCCTCGCCGCTGGCGTGGCATGTCCTGACGGCCAGTGGCGGCAGATTGTCACCATTGAGGATGCGCTCGCCGGGGGCTGTACGCTGTTTAACCTTGAGCAACTCCGGCAGGAAAACAGCGTCGACGACTTCCGTAACCTGTTTATGTGCGAGTTCGTTGACGACAAGGCGTCGGTGTTCCCGTTCGAGGATTTGCAACGCTGCATGGTCGACAGTCTGGAAGAATGGGAGGACTTTGCGCCGTTCGCCGACAATCCGTTCGGCTCCCGCCCGGTGTGGGTGGGATACGACCCCTCGCACAGCGGCGACAGTGCCGGGTGCGTGGTGCTCGCGCCGCCGGTTGTCGCCGGTGGCAAGTTCCGCATTCTGGAGCGTCACCAGTGGAAAGGGATGGACTTTGCAACGCAGGCCGAATCCATTCGCCAGCTCACCGAAAAATACAACGTCGAGTACATCGGTATCGATGCGACCGGACTCGGTATTGGCGTCTTCCAGCTGGTTCGCTCGTTTTATCCCGCAGCCCGCGATATCCGCTACACGCCGGAAATGAAAACCGCGATGGTGCTGAAGGCAAAAGACGTTATTCGCCGCGGCTGTCTCGAATATGACGTCAGCGCCACCGACATCACCACCTCGTTTATGGCAATCCGCAAAACCATGACCAGCAGCGGGCGCAGTGCCACCTATGAGGCCAGCCGTACCGAGGAGGCCAGTCACGCGGACGTTGCCTGGGCGACCATGCACGCGCTATTAAACGAACCGCTCACCGCTGGCAGCGGCCAGGCAACATCTTCCATTCTGGAGTTCAACTGATGAGTAAATACAAAGGCCGCAAGCCACAGCCCCAAAAGCGCCCGCGCAACATGAAAGACAGCGGGCCCCAAAAAATGGAGGCGTTTACCTTTGGTGAACCGAGCGCCGTGCTCGACCGCCGCGATATTCTGGATTACGTGGAATGCGTCAATAATGGCCGGTGGTTCGAACCACCGGTCAGCTTTAACGGGCTGGCGAAAAGCCTGCGCGCCGCCGTTCATCACAGCTCGCCGATTTACGTTAAGCGCAACATTCTGGCCTCAACGTTTATTCCGCACCCGCTACTGTCACAACAGGACTTTAGCCGCTTCGCGCTTGATTTTCTGGTGTTTGGCAACGCGTTTTTAGAGCTTCGAAAGAGTGTCACCGGTCGCCCTCTGAAGCTGGAAGCGTCACCGGCAAAATACACGCGACGTGGTATTGAAGATGATGTCTATTGGTGGGTGCCGTCATTTGACCAGCCGCACCCGTTCGCGCCGGGAGCCGTATTCCACCTACTGGAGCCAGACATCAACCAGGAGCTGTACGGCATGCCGGAATATCTCAGCGCGCTAAACTCCGCCTGGCTGAATGAAGCGGCGACGCTCTTCCGTCGCAAGTATTACCAGAACGGGGCTCATGCGGGTTACATCATGTATGTGACGGACGCCGCGCAAAGCAGTAGCGATGTTGAGGCGTTGCGCGATGCGATGCGCAGTTCGAAGGGGCTAGGCAACTTCAAAAATCTGTTTTTCTACGCACCGCACGGAAAACCGGACGGCATAAAAATTGTCCCGCTCAGTGAGGTGGCAACGAAAGACGATTTCTTCAATATCAAAAAAGTCAGCGCCGCCGACCTGCTCGACGCTCACCGCATCCCGTTCCAGCTGATGGGCGGCAAGCCGGAAAACGTCGGTTCGCTCGGCGATATCGAGAAGGTGGCAAAGGTGTTTGTCCGTAACGAGCTCATCCCGCTACAAGACCGGATGCGCGAGGTCAACGCGTGGGCCGGTCAGGAGGTGATCCGGTTCAAAAGTTACACCCTCGACACCGAAAGTGACTGATTTCCGCCGCCTCCGGGCGGCTTTTTCTCACCCCCACCCCTGACCGCCTCAGAAGCCCGCCACTCCCTCAAATACCACCGCACCACCCACAGACGCCCTCGCGAACCCGCGCGGCATAGCGACGCGCTCAGGCTGCGAAAATAAATGCGCAAACGTACGCTGGCGCGCAGTGCTTTCCCCGCCTCGCCTGCCCGCTTCGTGGGTCGGATTTAATGCAGTTGCATTCATCGCCCACGCCGTATAAACACCAGAGTCGAGCGACAAAACCTGATTTAAAAAATGAATGCAAATTCATGCATCAAGCAAATGCATGACCTATTTAGAATTTAATGGTATTCAACAACACGCGAAATGCCACACACTTTGTTGAGATAGCAGAAACCTTACCTTTATCTTGTTTTCTGGTCTGAGTTTCAAAGTCATCACCGGTTATGATATCAAAAAGCTCATTGTGGAAACCCCTTAACTTTAACTCAATTTCTTTTCTTTTTAACCTGGACACCTGTGCAACATATATAGTTATAGTCGAATTTATTATATTCAAACTCGCTTTAATTCTCATTTCCTCTTCTAAAAGAGATTTAGCTGATTTTTTTGAATAACCTTTCAACCAATAACTTATTGCATCTGTACGTAATTCGTTAACTACATCTGAAATGCTCTCAAGCAGTTTGGTCTTAGCCTCTCTCTTGATAACAGAGTGCCAATGTATTTTATTATAAATAAATGCAGCAGTAGCAGCGCACGTTGTGCTTATCAAGGCAGTGATAAGCGAAGATGATACAAGAGGAGCCTTAGGCGGGTTTTGTATTGCATCAACAATATTCGAACTGGCAACTTCAATTATTGCACCAATATCTTTCACCGGATGATTGGAACTCAATACTTCAGAATCATCCGTCTTAACAATCAGTAAATTAGGTGAAAACTTGCTAGAGTTTTCACCTAAAATAAATATCGTATTATTCGGCAGTTGGCTCATATGGTTTTGAATTAAACTGTGCCTCTTTGATATATTGTTCTATTTTCTTTTTATAGAACTCGAAGTCAGGGTTGGTATATTTAATTTCAATTTTAGCAAGTAACTCATTTGCTTGCATGTATCCATATTTCACCATGCCCGCAAAGCCTTCCACTAAAAAAGACGAACCATATCCTTCGACATCATCATCGATGACTATCTGTAGTTTTTCCCCGGAGTGCAGCGAATTAAGACGATTCCGTAAAAAATCCTCTCTGAAACGCTCGCCACTTGCCGTCCCGTCGCTACGGTATCGGCCTCTAGGGACCTTTGAGAACTCTGAACCAATCTTCAATGTTTTCATGAGGCTAGCAACCAATTTAACAATCATAGCTTTGTACTCCATACTATCAGTGTACCACAAACAGGTAGAGTGAAGCTTACTGATTTTACCTCAGTTTTGTTATTGTGCTGTGAATATTTGTAAAGTCCTTTACCACTCATAATGGAAAGATAGCCTTCGCCTCTTTGCTTGATGAATTCCAACAAATCCTGCAGGCCTTTACCTCTATCTATCTCACCAGTACTTGAACGTTTAATTTCAACAGCCGCTTTTAATAATTGCTCATCTCTTTTACGCTCTGCCAGAGGTAACTTAGAAAGATAGCTCAATACTTTTTCATGGATTTTAGATTCAGGTAGTGAACCAGGAATGGTTATCCCCTGATCGTAAAAGACTACCTTTATAATTCTATTCTCACCATCATATGAAGCTGTCAAATACCATTTTTTATCATCTTCATGATATCCTTTATTGTCAGGATATGCATGATGAACAACATTTGTGATAGCTTCAGATAATCCACTATACAGAAAAGTCCATTTCCCTAAGTCCTCCCCAACGATACGTTTTATTTCTCTTTTCAAATGTTGAGTTTTTTCATCGTCATGCAAGTGGCCTTTCATATACTTTACAAAACTAATATTGCTTGGTTCTTTTTCTTTTTCAAGCTCGAAACTATCTTTATTATTAAATAAATCAAAAAAACCTAACTCATCGAATTGAGAAAGTATGTTTTTATCCCAAGATTTAACTTTCGGTCGCAAACGCTTCCTTACAGAGTCATCCCATTTTGATAACTCCGCCGTTAATACCAAAGCAGCAGAAGCAGAGATGTATCTTATCTTTGAAAAATCAACAAAACAAAGTCGGTAACATTGATTATTAAACATCCTACGCCCTGTAAGGTGTCTTATCGTTTGTATCGCCTGCATTGTTCTATGATAATTGTTTGAAAAATTCATTACTGTTGGTAATGTAAGAAAAAGATCTCTATTTCTCTTGATTTCACAATCCAATCCACTTTTGATTTGGGCAGTGATCCAACGATTAATTTTAGATGCTTTTGAAATAGGGGTAATTTTGGCGCGACCAGCCTCCAAGATATCTCTTCCTGTGCGATGTAAATAAGCACGTAAGATATCCCTCTCTCTCTCTCTTTTGGTTATTTTTTTCATTTCGCCCCCTCAGGAAATCGTCGCATTTAACAACGTTTTCGCACCTTTTTCAATTGGTTGTATCAAATTTTGTAGATAGTACGGAACTAAACTTTTTTCGCTATAGCTCGCACTATTACGCTCCCAAGAACTCCAAGTCAAGTTGGATAATTTATTGTTTATCCTTAAAAATTTATTTGCTCCCCCATAAACCAAGTTCTGAAGTGCCCAAGACTGCCTAGTATAGCTACTAGTTGCATCAGTTTGTAACGAATGAGCGCAGCAGCTAGTGTTCTGCTTTGTTCATCTGGATCGAAGGCGCATCAAAATACGAGTTCAACTTATGATTTTCCTATATCTTTAATCCTCAGAAAAGACAACCCCATGCTATAAAACATAGGGTCTAGGCTTGCACACTTTTCAGGAACTAACGCCAGTTCTCGTCTTCCCACACTTCCTGAAGGATACCGTCCAACGCTTCTCGGTCTGACTCCTGGTCGAACCCAACCAGCTCTACTCCTGTCATTGACCCTTTTTTTACCGTCACTCTCGTTGATGGGAAAATTGATTGTACGCGTCGAGTCAACTCGCACTGAAAAGCATCGACAACCTGCTGCCCAATTTTTTGGTCTTTATCCAACGTGATGTTAACCCTCACTTCATCGCTTTTTTTTAATCTTTGTTCAACAGGAGTGGGAGCGAAAACAACTGAAAAAGATTTGTTTTTCATCAAGTTCCCTCTCGCAATTTCCGCAATTAAATTCAAAGCAATTTCACGATCTCTTTCCTGACAAACACCCTCTGTCGTCAGACGCGCAATCATCTCGACCCGTTCAATCATGACTTGCTCGTTTAACTCTCTATCCACACAACCTCCAATACGAAATACTGTATAAATAAACAGTATCACGTGTCGGTAAAAAGATGAAAGAAAAACTTACGCCACAGAATGACGTATGTGCATGATATGGATATGAATTAGTTACAGTCTCAACTTAGTAACAGACGCTAACCCCGCGACTCGATTTAGGATTTGTCTGGCCTGCGCCTGGTGCGACGGTGCTGCCGGGAAAATATCACCGGTTGCTGAACCACGGCACCATTTGCCGTTTATGCAACTTTTGCCACCAGTCATCAGGTGCAGGGCCTCCCCCCGGCTGATGGTTTCGCCGGTCGTGAGCTGAATCTCGTCTATTGTCCTGTCAATGGCTGCGCTTTGTTTATCCGTTCCGTGGACAAAATCACGCCGGGTGGCCCGTTTTTTGTCCCTGAGTCTGGTCGTTAGCTTCCGCTTTTCACTTCGACTCAACGGTTTGGATAAATCCAGCTCCGGCGGATCGCTTTCGCTTCCCGTACAGTTATTGACAGAACTCCGAGAGGGCGCAGGAGCGCCCTTAACGTCAACGGCCAAATCAACGGCACGCTTCGGCACAATTTTCCACTGCGTTAGCCGGGTTAAAATCGGGGTGTCAGCGCCGACAGCGGAATCGTACACGCCACGAATGCAGACAGTTTCCTCGCCATACTGGTTAAACTCGGCCCGCGGTTCATATAGCGTGCGCACCTGTAAATCATCGCGACGGACAAACGGGCCTCCCTGCGCATTAACGTAACCAGCCCAGTCACCGGCGTCAGCGGCATCATGAACTGCGGCAAACTCAACGCTTAAACCGTGCGCGGTCTCGGTATCAGCGAGACGACGTAACTCACGATATACCGTCACCGGCGCGCCACCGATAAACTGAAATTGACGAATGTGCCAGCGCGCCGCCCATGCTGCTACGGCAGGAGCTGTATCTTTCAGCAGCTCACCGCTTTCGTCATCGGTTTCACCATCAAGAGCATAGCCGTCGATATTTTTTGAAATGTATTTAGCAACATAGCCGGTTGCGCTGCCCTTTTCCGGGTCAATGGCCTCAGCATGAAAGCGCGCTTTTTTTGCTTTATCGCTTCTCAGTTCGTGGCGGTCTTCCTCCCACGCATAATCACGGATGATAAGGCGCACGCGCTCGACGTCTTCCGGCAACATGAACATAAGCATGTGCCAGTGCGGCGTTCCGTCGTGATGAGGCTCGGCAACACGTATGCCGAAAATGCGGATTTCTTCCCGATGCAGCTTGGCGCGAATGCGCGCCCAAATGCCGGTTAGATAGTTCTGCGTGTTCGACGGGCTGGCTCCGTTCCATTTGCTGTTACGGTATCCCGCTTTAGTAGTTGCGTGATATTTAGACGGTGCAGTCAGGGTGTAAAACTCCCCGACATAACCGAGCTCATTACAGATATTTTCAAACCCACGAATGCGAGTCATCAGCTCACACCGGCGTATTGCTGGGTTAGCGACTGAGCCGTCATATTTTTCTATCAGGCTGATGCGGTTGCCGTCTTCGTCTTCGAGATCCAGTCCCTTGAGAAATTCGCGCGTGCGGCGCTTCTGCTCGCGCCAGTCAGTCACGCAGTTTTTACTCGCGTAGGCGTGTCGTTTCTTGCTGACGTTGCCAACTGCAATTTGTAGATGTTCGCACCATGCCGACGCGACACGACGCAGACGACTACGCCACCATGACTCAGTAAACATACGGATTGCTGCGGGGGCGATATCATCTTTGTTGAAGTATTTATTTGTCACGCGATCCCAATGAGGAGGGGTGACATTGAATTGCAGAGAAATAAAACCAGCATGCATGTACCAGGTGTATAGCGTTTTGAGCTCACCAAAACCTGAATCATCAATATTTGCCAGCTCAGAACGAATGAAATTAGCAATGTCACCGGCCAGCAGGTCAATATCGGCACGCGACATATCCGGGAGGCGGTTATATCTGGCGACCATATTGACCATACGTGACGCCAGATATTGCATAAGCTGGGTATCAAAATGACCACCAAAAACAGTGACTGATACATTGCTGTTGATACCCGCGCCCTCGTATTTTTTTGCGACCAGTTCAAGACGTGGCAATGCCTTTTTACAGAAGCTGATTAAAAAGGCATTCGCTCGTTGACTGCCCTGATTTTGCTCCAGTACTGCAGCAGTGCGATAAACATCAAAACGCACGCACTCAGGCTGGAGAGAAAGCACCTTTCTCGCATGCAGCAAAGCCGCGAACATACGATCGCGGCGATGCTGTTGGTCATAGGTAAGATATGGGCTGGCTATTGCCGACCGTGGAGCATTCCACGGAAAAGCGAATTGAACAGCCAATTCATACCCCCCGATAGTGTTTTAATTTAAGCTCGGCAATTTGCTGGCAGGTCACGCAAAAGGTCACGCCCGGAATCGCAATACGGCGAGCTTCCGGGATTGGTGCGTCACATTCCTCACAGAGAAAGCGGGAAGGTGCAGCGATACGGCTGCGCGCGTTGTTGATGTGGCGTTCGCGGTCTTCTTGCTCGCGCAGTTGTGCTAAATCCATTGCGTCGGCCATTAGTGGATCTCCATAGCCTGATGGCGGTAAATTTCGCTTTCCTGCAACAACAGCTCCAGCGCCTCGTTAATGTCGAGTTGGTTGGTTTTAATGTGGTTAGCGAGGTTAACCATACGGCTTGCCATAACTTCCGCGCGCGCGGCGCTCTTGCATCCGCGCGTCCGTCAGCAACTGGTTAAGACCAGACTTATCTACTGTGGTTTTAGTGGTACGAGTTGCGGTATTACACATAATTGACTCTCCTGATTTCGGGCAATAAGAAGCCCGGCGGGTTTACGCCATTAATTACGAGTTTATTTAATTAGCTAAAAAGCATTCATGGATGGAAATATGCCGTGGTAAAATCCCACCCCAGCGGGAAATTTTATTCATTGACGCAATAATTAGCTTGCGGCGATCCATGTCAAAATATTCATATGGCTTACCGACTTCATCAGAGCGAAACACGCCCGGGCTATTTCGGTTAGCAAGCGTTAAAACCACAAATTTAAAATCTTCATCAAGCTTATTGAAATTACGCAGGGCCTTATTTTCTGTTGCTTTCATTTTTTGATGAAACCGTGCAAAACACTCTTCGCCGGTCATGGTCTTCGGTTGCTCAGTAGAACAATCTACATTGCTAAAAAGCTTGCTCGCCTGGGTGTCATGAGCTGAAATTCTTTCGTTCATTTTGCCCCCATTAATGCATTTAAAAGCCGCTTAACCGCAGAGACTTTTTTTTCTGTTAAGCCGTTCAACAATTCGGACTGAGAGCTGCAAGGGTGCCAGCGCTGGCCGTCGCTATCCATTATCCAGCCGTGCCCGTAGTGCATAGATGGGCTACGTTTTTTGAGCAGAGAGGCGAATGACGGTTCGTTAGTCAACATAAGCACCTCAAATCAAACCGAATGACGCGCCGATGCCGCTGACGGTATCGACGACACTCGTCATTGCCGGGTTAGCCTGGAGCCGGGCCTGCAACGCCATTGCCGACAGGGACAGCATGCGGATACCCGCATTTACGCTCGCAATCATGTTTTGCTTACTGGCCGGGGTAAGACGGTCTCCTGAAACGGCACCGCTCGCCAGCTCGCCGAGTTCACTCATGGCGCGCATGACGTAGGATTGCAGTTTCTCTTTTGCCAGCTCGTTGACCGGCACGCATGGCAAACAATGGATCTGCGCCAGAAAACCATCGACGAGGGTCGAATCTTCGGTCAGGTCTGTCAGCGTCCAGATTTCGCGCGGCGTTAACTGGTGCGGCTGTTCCGGGTTTAGTTTGTTGTAAAGCGTATGCGGCTTGATACCGGCTTTATCCGCCAGTTCTTTCACGTTATGCGTGGCCGCGAATTTTCTGCATGCATCATCAAAGTGTGCATGTGACGAAATGCGAAAATCTAACATGCTGCATCCTTACAGTTCACATAAAGTGAATTAATCGCCGATGACGAGTTGAAAACGGGAATGCCCCAATGCCTTACGCATTTGATCCTCTTTCCAGCGTGCATAGTAGATACGAATCTGACCGCCAGCACGTTTACAGCCCTTACGGATAACGCGAGGTTCGATAGGTAAACGCGGATTATCTCCGGTAGTCCAGCGGCGCGCGGTGCGGTATGACACCCCCTCAAGTTCTGCAAACTGTTGCAGGGTAACGATGGGTGCAAGCACTTTGATGATTGCGATTTCAGAAGCCATGTTGCATGATTCCCTATTTGCCAAAGATTGCAATTAAAGGGCCATCGTTTGCCAACATAGGGCCATCAATTGCGTAGGTTTAGCCAAAATATACTTCCCAATTGAGAAGTAGTAAATAGGTTTTATCGATATGAGAATAGATTCTTTAGGATGGAGCAACGTTGATGTACTGGATCGCATCTGCGAGGCTTACGGATTTTCACAGAAAACTCAGCTCGCTAACCATTTCGATATTGCATCGAGCTCCCTCTCTAACAGATATACCCGAGGCGCTATTTCGTATGACTTTGCGGCACACTGCGCTCTTGAAACAGGGGCCAATCTGCAGTGGTTACTTACTGGAAAAGGGCAACCGTTCACATCTTCTGCGTCAGCCGAGGACACAATGAGCATTGAGTCATTCACATTAAGTGAAGAAATTCTCAAAAGTGATGGTTCTATTACAGTCGACGCTCATTTTTTCACAAAGCCGCTTACAGATGCGATGGCTATAAGAACGGAAGGAAAACTCCATTTCATTGATAAGCAGGCATCACTCTCTGACGGCCTTTGGCTGGTCGACATAGAGGGTGGAATTAGTATTCGAGAGCTAACAAAACTCCCGGGTAGAAAATTGCACGTTACTGGTGGAAAGGTTCCTTTTGAGTGCGGTATTGATGACATAAAGACGCTGGGTAGAGTAGTAGGTGTGTACAGTGAGGTTAATTGGTGACTGTCCGTAAAAACCCCGCTGGAGGTTGGATTTGCGAGCTTTATCCTAACGGGGCAAAAGGCAAACGTATCAGAAAAAAATTCGCCACCAAAGGTGAGGCGCTGGCCTTTGAACAATACACCTTACAAAATCCGTGGCAGGAGGAAAAGGAAGACAGGCGAACGCTAAAAGAATTGGTCGACGCATGGTATAGCGCTCATGGTATTACCTTGAGAGACGGACTAAAACGCCAGCTAGCTATGTACCATGCCTTTGAGTGTATGGGCGAACCACTCGCATGCGATTTCGATGCGCAGATGTTTTCCCGCTACCGGGAAAAACGGTTAAAAGGTGAGTATGCCCGTTCAAACAGAGTGAAAGAAGTATCGCCTCGCACGCTTAATCTTGAGCTGGCCTACTTCCGGGCAGTGTTCAATGAGCTAAACCGCCTCGGAGAATGGAAGGGGGAAAACCCACTGAAAAATATGCGCCCATTCCGCACGGAAGAAATGGAAATGGCTTGGCTAACTCACGACCAGATTTCGCTACTGCTTGGCGAGTGCAAACGGCATGACCACCATGATTTAGAAACCGTGGTAAGAATCTGTCTCGCCACTGGTGCTCGATGGTCAGAGGCTGAGAGTCTGAAAAAAAGCCAGCTCGCGAAATACAAAATCACTTACACCAACACAAAAGGCAGAAAAAACCGCACAGTTCCCATCAGCAAAGAGCTTTATGACTCCCTACCTGATGACAGAAAAGGTCGACTGTTTAGTGATTGTTATGGCGCATTCCGGTCTGCGCTGGAAAGGACAGGAATCGAACTACCTGCAGGGCAACTTACCCATGTATTACGTCACACCTTCGCTAGCCATTTTATGATGAATGGAGGGAATATATTGGTGCTACAGCGTGTGCTTGGCCATACAGATATAAAAATGACGATGCGGTACGCGCATTTCGCTCCGGATCACCTTGAAGATGCGGTAAAACTAAACCCATTATCAAATCTTAAATAA